TAATATGAAAAAACGTATCCCATACTCCTATGTAATCTTCTACCTAGAAAGAAAGTATTATCACCTTATCGAGAAAGAGTTAAAAGAAAAGGGATACGAAAATATCAAGGTTATTATCCCTACTCTGGATATACTTAAGAGAACCGTAAAGGGTAAGATGGTATTTGAATCTGTTCCTATACTTTTCAATTATGGTTTTATGAGAATGCCTACAGAGAATGCTTTCTCAAGGCCTTTTTTAAATAAACTAAAACGAAATATCTCAGGTATAAGAACCTTTCTTAAATCTACTGAAACAATGCACGAAAGAAAAAAGAAGGTACGCATAGATAATGCTGAAGACTTCGATGATTTTTCATTAGTTGCAACTTGTTCTAGAAAAGATGTAAGGAGATTCATAAGATTAGCAAAAGCAAATAAAAAATACTCCGTTGATGATCTTATGAATGTAAAACCTGGAGATTATATCGTTTTAAAGGGTTATCCCTATGAAGGTATAGATGCTACAGTATTAGATGTAAATTACTCAAATAGAACAGTAAAAGTACTAATCTACCCAGAACATGGTAAAATGGAAGTAACTCTTGATTTTGACAGTGTTCTTTACAGTGTATATCAGGATTCAGACCCAGATAAATTACATTGTAATAACTTTGACTATGACCCAAATTCTATTACTTCTGAAAAGATAGAAGAGAACATTAATAAAAGGAGGCGTTAATATGAATGAATACCAAAAGAAAGCATGGGACTGTTTGACTCCAACTGAGCAGCAGTCCCTTTTTCTTCAGTTATCAGAGAGTAAATCCTCTTGGGAAGCTGGAGAGATATTAAAATTATCTCATTATAAGTACCTAGAAATAAAAGAAAGGTCTGAAAAGTTCTTCCGATTATTTTCGGATTTCTTCGAAATACATGAGTCAATATTTAGACCAGATTGCCCATGTGAAAGAAACTTCCAGGATTATATCGAGGCTTGCATAGAAAAAAGGATGAAAAGAAAAGAGGCCCTACTAAATACTGGAGATGCCTCCCAATTAGTTCCTAAGGTAAATACTCGTAATCTAGAAAGAAATATAAGAAGACTACAAGGTTCAGATAATGAATGGGATAAACATTCTCTAGGTTTGATATTAGAATTCGATAGATGGAATAACTTTAGGATATTACCCAGGCAAGTACAGCAACCCTCTGCTTTCAAAAGAAGAGCCAATAAGAAAGAAAAGATTTATATCAACTACTTATTAGAGAAAGTACCAGAATGGGTTCATACTAAACTAAGAGAAAGGTTTAAGTATAAGGTAAAGCCTAGTATAAAGAAATGGTGGGTATGTTTAATATCTGAAGATTTATATACTGATGGATATTTATTACTTCCCGTAAGACCTACAGATGAGGTAATGAGGGAATTCAGTAAATTCTACATGTATATATTCGAGGATAAGGATGATGCAGATACATTTGGATTCATGGTATCTAAATTCAATGCCAAGACTACTACTGTAAAACTAGGTCAGAAGTTTTGGCCAGAATATAGATTATGTATCGAAAAGGCTTTGAATTACAATCAGGTAAATAACATGGATTTCAATGTGAAGCAATTGGATATGGCCTATAACACTCACATAAAACGAAAACCAAAGAAGAAACCTCAACCAGGAGCTGCTAGAGTGAAAGAAGACTCCTTCTATTGATCCTCAGCTAATATTAAAATAATAAGTAGAATATTTTTCTATATAATATATAAGTATTATATTTGCATCAGAAAATTAATTAGACAAAATTTTAATATAGACAATATGAAGAATACCAACTTAGACATCCGCTTTAACAAAGCAAATAATATCCTCAACCAATTCAGTGATAGCTGGGAGGATGATAAATTGAACCTATTACCTAATTTCCCAAAAATTAAGGATATGGTATCAAACCACATTACTCAAGAGAATTACTTATGGTTAATCACTTATGATTTACCTAATGATCTCTTCGATAAGATTGATAACATGGGATTAGTTCCCTATGAGTATGTAACTCATGAAGAATTAACTCAAACCTATTACAATCAAAGATTCTAAAACTATGGCAAAAAAGAAAAAAGATAAACCAGCTCCATCAAAGGAAAAACAAAATTTCCTAGGAGCTGCAGGTAGAAACATGAAGTACAAGGATCTCAAAAGAAAGGCGGTAATCCTTGGTATGCCTTTTCCTGATGCTTGTGCTGCAGGAGTATTTGATTTAATCAAGTATATCAGTAACTCTACTAACAAACCCGATAAATCCTTAATTGACCAGTATGATGAATGGGCAGATAAACAATTGGAAGCAATTGGTTATGATAAAACTGACCCAATCCGTAATTCAAGATTAAGATTAGGATTCTTAGGAGAAGAGGGAGAAGATGGTATTCGAAAATTAAAAAGAGTACCAGGTATAAAGAAACCCAAAGAAAAGAAACCTCCAAGAGAAAGAGATTCTTTTAATCTAATCAAGGGTACTAAGAAATCCTACTGTTATGAATTAACCGAAAAGGGATTTGACCAAGAGAGAGTAGTAAGGAGAATGAAAAAGAAATTCCCTGATGCTAATGAGAAATCCATTCAACTCTGGTACAGGGCTGCAAAAAGGAAATTAAATGGTAAAACTAGCAAGGGATAATCGGAAAATATACCCAGACTTAATATATGTATGGACTTGGAGGCCTGATGAATATTGGGGATGGACCAAATATCAATATGCAACAGAAAGTAAATACCGAACCGAGAAGTTGTTATATAAAAAACATATATGTGGTTTAGGATTCTTTTCAAGATACCATGCTAGAAGAACCATAACTCTTTTATTAGGAGTAGATGCCAATTTATACATTCATACTATCAAAGGTAAGAATCTTATAAAACAAGGCATAACCGATTTACCCAAGAAAGGTCATCAATCGATATTCTTTAAGGGTAAGCCAACTAAAATACGAAGATTTATCTTTCCTGCTGAAGCAAGAATGGATAAACATAGGAGAAGGCATTTTGTAGTAAGAATGAATAAAATTTATAAGAAACATGGAAGAAGGGCATTCAACAGGGCATACCAAATTGCATTATACGGGTATAGGGATGAATTCTCACCTGAATATCGAAAGCAAAAGAGATTACAGGTCCATTCTGCTATCCTACAGGAGATACAACAAGCTGAGTCAAGGGGAAAAGAACCAATTTAACCTTGATTGCTTGAATCATCCTCCTAGGATTTGGCAAATAGCCCTGTTCCTTACCAAGGTATATCATATTAAGTTTAATCGTATCTTATTCAAAAAGGCCTACGATTTCTTAGATGACTTTGGAGAAGCTTCTCTGAAATTTCAGAATCAGGTTATTATCCCAGATAAATATCTCATAAGAGAATTACAATGGGAACTATGGAAACCTCTATCTGATTATAAAATAAGGAATAAGTATGCTTACTTCATGACCAATAGGAAACTAGATTCAGAAATTTGGGTCTACCCAATAAGATTTTCTGATAACTATGAAATTTCGAAAAAAGGGAAATATCAATCATACACAGAAATGATGGGTAAATTGGGTTTTCCAGGTTTAACTAAAATATCATATAGCGATGAACACTAAATTAGAACAACATGGACCATATAATCCATTTGAGGGCAAATCCTTTAAGATTATGACCTATAATCAAGTGGACCAAGTTATAAACTCTGAAGTAGTTGAAATAACTTCACAGGAACAGTTTAATACCGTTCTAGAAAACATAAAACAATTTAATAATGCACATGAATCTTTGGGACCATTCCTAAAGAAGTATAAAAAGCTTATAACTGAGTGATTAACTATATTCATTAACAAACCATTAAAATTAAACAATTATGGCTAAGAAAAAAGAAACTAAGAAAGTTGAACTTAAAGAAGTATCTAGAGTAGAAATCAACGGTAACATCATCATTACTTACGAAGATGGTTCGGTAAAAATTATCCCGGCTCCTATTATGTTGACTGCTGACCAGGCATCTGAAATCTTCGGTTCAGAAGAAGATGAAGACGAAGAGGAGGAAGAATCTGATGACGATGAGGACGAAGAAGAATCGGAAGATGACGAAGATGAAGATGATTCTGAAGAGGATGAGGAAGACGAAGAAGATGAGGACGAGGATGATTCCGATGAAGACGAAGAAGACGAGGAGGAAGAAGAGGAAGAACTGACTGGAGAAGCTCTTGCTGAAATGGACTTCGAAGAATTGGAAGATGTTTGCGATGACAAAGACCTTGATACTGATCCAGACGACTTCGATGAAGAAGACATCGAGAAACTTCGTAAGGCAATTGCCAAAGAATTAGGTATCAAATTGCCGGCTAAGAAGGAAGCTAAGGGTAAAGGTAAAAAGGGTAAAAAATAATCTATTTACCTAGCATAAAGGGTAGGAATCATCTCCTACCCTAAAAATTAACTACTATTAGGTTATGTAGAAGTCACAACTTATTTATAACACAACTTTTAAAAACTTATTAAGATTATGGCAAAGAAAAAAGAAGACACCAAGAAAAAGGGTGCTAAGGAAAAAGATCCTGAAAAAGAAGCTAAACGCAAAGCTCGTATGGAAGCTATCAAAAACCGTCCTGCAGGTCAAAGACCGAACGGTAAACAAATCGATGTTATCAAGATTTCTGATAACTCAGAAGTTCAGAACTTCGGTTATGCAATCAAAACAAAGAAAGGTGCTCAGGGAGTATTGGTAACTTCAGTATTGGTAGTAGATGGTGCTCCAGTAAACACATCGGTTGCTTTTGTTCCCGGAGAATTGGCAATTAAGTCAAAGAAAGGACATGGTATTATCACTACTCCGAAGTCAAAGAAAGAAAAAGACACTGACGAGGAAGTAGATGAAGAAGAAACTTCTGAAGAAAACGAAGATTAAACTCCATAACGATTATACATTATATCAATTATCCAAAGCCCATTGCCTCACAAAGGTGATGGGCTTTTTTATTTTCATAACCTATGGTAACCAAAGAAGAGATAAGAAAGAATATACAAATCATTGCACTTAATAATCTGATAGAAGATTATACTTCATTTCTAGAAGTATGCAAAAATCCCTCAGAAAGGGAATTAACAGAAAACATAATATCAGAAGCTAAGGAAATGATTTTAGAATATCAATCCCAAATAAAAAGGCCACAATGGAAAAAAGATCCTTCTCATCCTTAATTTCACAGATTGCTGAAATATACAAGGATATCAAATACTATAAATACCAAGCTCATATATCCTTGCAGCAAAGTAAGATGGGTGAATATAGGAAACACCAAGCCCATATTATGTATCAGAAAAGAAAACTTTATTCTTTATCACAAAGAGTAAAAGATATTCTTAACAATCCAGTTCTAGAAGTGAAATATATATGGGGAAATGAAACTAAAACCAGTATTTTCTCAGGATTAACTCAAAGAGAGATATCTGATTATCTTCATACTTGTGCAATGGTAAAAGGGATTGAATTAAAAATCCTAGAAATCAAGGAAATCCATACCTTTAATTCGGATTCATTTCTATAGGTAAATATAAACTCATAAATTAATAAGGATATGACAAAGAAAGTAAAACCTGCTAAAAAAGCAAAGAAACCGGCTGATAAGACTCCGGAAATCACAAAAGCTGCAAAGGCTTTGGAAAACTACCTGAAAGAAAATAACCTGGATCCTGCAAAGGATTGGTCAAAGGACAAAACTCACGGTAAGGCAGTAAAAGAACTTATGGCAAAACTTAACAAGGAAAGAGATAAAGTTGCTGCCCAATATCCTGAGAAAGACACTGCTAATCAGAAGAAGCTGGTAAAAATGAAAAAGGCTTCTGAAGATGAAAAGAAAGCTAAGAAGGAAGCTAAAGCAAAAGAGAAAAAGGAAAAAGCTAGTTCAGGTAGAACAGCAACTAAATACGATTATCCTTTGGTAGACGGAAGAGAAATGACTTCCGAAGAAAAGAAGAAATATCGTATGGCTCAGAGAAAATTGGCTGCAGGTAAGACTCCAAAAGAATCTAAGCCGAAGGAAGAACCTAAGAAGGAATCCAAAAAGGATAAGCCTTCTAAGAAAGATAAAAAGGCCAAAGATTCTAAGAAGAAAAAGGCCAAAGACGAGGATTAATTTCCATTCTTATATTTGTTTTGTTAGTTATTAGTAGTTTTGGGCCTGGCAATAATTTTTGTCCAGGCCCTTTTTATCTCTAAAGTTATGAAAGAAGAAAAAGAAATATTCAAACCCAAACTGCGTATCACTACACTTTCAGAAAATGGTAATCCTTTATCTGATAGATTAGTAGATGCTTGCACTGAGATGTATGCCGGTCCAAAGGTACAACATAAAGGTCCCATAAGAATAGAAGTAACCCTTGTTAATCAACAAGATATTTCTCAATTCAAAGAATACTTGGATAAATTATCTGGTAACTTACCAATCAAAGAATCTGCAGGTAGAGGAAGACCCTCTAATACTCAATCTAAAGAATTGGAATCCCCAAGAGAAGATATCCTTGCTGATGTAGAAAAGATGGTAAATGAAGGCAAAAGCCAACAGGATATTATTAAGTATCTTAGAGATCTTGGATTTGTATTCATCCTTACAGAGGATTTCCTTTATCATTTCCCGGAATTTAAATTCGATAAGAAAGATGTGGGAGAACCCACCAACAATGGCCAATATCTCGATTCTTATTCATGGATGGCAAGATGTATAAAGAGAGCAAAAGATCCTAAGACAGATAAATTTGACCCTATGATTCTATTTGGGTTCAGTATTCTGCAAGGTCCCTCAAAGAAGATCGTTCCCTATCTGTATAAGGAAAGGAAGAAACCCTTTAGGGCTCAGACCGGTAAAACTACTATCTCATTCTCTCAGGCAGAATTTACTAAGTTACCTAAGTATATGTTAGAGGCAGAACGAATTAAATTCTCTACAGAACAAAGGCAATTGCTTATGACTCCGGATAAGAAACCCTCTAAGTTCTTCTTAAGATGGGCATCAGATGCCATATTCCCCGATTCAATCAAGGAAAAGATGGCTGAGATCCTGAAGAGATAATCCACTACCTACCTCAGCAATATTTGCATATTATATATAAAATTTATATATTTGTATAACGAAATAAATAATAAGAAAAAATGGATGCAGAAACCAAGACGGTTATTAAGAACATTGCCCAAATCCAAGTTGAGGCACTAACTCATATCTCTAAAAATTTAGAGGATACAGACCATTACCTTCTTAAAAAACTTCTTCAGATTGAAGAGGGAGAAATAAGAGGAGTATTAGATAATATGATAAAACTTTATTCAGATATGATAGAATATCCTCAACTTATAAAAACTCTTACAGAGTATCAATTATACGTCTGCTCTCATATCCTATGGAAAATGGAGGAAGAATGGATAACAGATAATTCTCAAGGAGTTTTGGGAGCATGGGCAATCATTCAAAAATATACCAACGTATTACATCCGGAGTTAACACTTTTAAAACTTTAAATTATGGACAGAGAAGAATATCTTGAATCAGTTACCATGAATACTGGTATTAAAATGAATCCAGTAGAATCTTCTAATATAGAAGGTATTGGGTATGACAACAAAAACAAACACTTATGGGTTGCTTTTAAGGGCAACAAAGTTTACCGGTATGATTTAGTTCCCAGAAAAACTTTCGAAGAACTAATGAATGCCGAATCTAAAGGGAGATATCTTAATTCTCATATCAAAGGACAATATGAAGCTACAGGATATGAACTCAAAAACTAAACATATTATTTTTCCGTTTTCCATTCTGGGAGTTACTCTTTTGGGATTCACTATTGCCAACACCAATAGTACCCGGAGGGTAACTCCTCCTTATGTAAAGGAGAGTAGAGAAGATTCTATTAGAAATGTAAAACGGTATGAGGAAAGCAAAAGAAGAGATTCTATATTCTTTGCTAAAGTAGATTCTATAAAGAAACTAAAGGATTCTCTTAGTAATCGGAGATTATACCAATATGCTTTCCTAGTAAGAGTTACTCCAGATAATATAATATTTACCGCAAGGAAATCTGGTTATCAACAAGTAACTTTAGATGCTCATTATACTAAACCCAGAGTATATTACCAAGTATTCACTTCCGATAAACCTTTATCACCGGAGGAAGCTTCTGCTTATGCCGAGAAATATGAACATGATCCCAGTAAGGTAACTATATTAACCGTAGAACAGTATAATCAGAGATATGGTAAATCATCATCTATTTCAGAATATGATATCTTTACTGAAGGCCTAGATTCCTACTATGATGATCCTGAAAACCTAGATGAGAACCCAGATGAAATCTTTGATTTCCTACTCGACTAGGGATCCTCAGCTATTGATAAAATAAAGTAGAATTATTTTTCTATTTAAAATATTGTTCTTATATTTGCATAGAGAAAATAATTAATAACATTTTAAATTAGTCAATTATGAAAAAAGTAAATTTGAACAAGGTAACCGAGTTAATTAACAACCAAGTATCTAACTCATTGAAGGAAGTTAAGGCTTCTAAAACACAAAAGCCAAAAGAAACTAAAGAATCTAAGGCTAAGGAAGAACCCAAAGCAAAATTGGTAAAAACTACTACCAAGAAAGCTTCTACTAAAAAGGAAGAAGTTGTCAAGGAAGTTGCCAAACAACAGAAACCTAATATCATCGAACAAGTAATCTCCAATCGGGAAGTGAAATACATTTACCCAGATGATGTTACTGATACTCTTTCAAGAAAGAAATGGAGACAACAAACCCGTAATGAACTTCGTAAATTGGAAAGGGAAATGCTCCGAATCCAAGATCATAACTCTAAAGAATACAAGTCTGCCCAAAATAAATATATTACCTTCCAGAAAAAAGTACTGAAGGTAGATGAAGCAGTATAATTAATCCTTTGTTAACCCGGGACTGGGAACACATTAGTTTGCTATTTTCAAATTCCCAGTCCCATATTTATTTTGGTTATGGACTATCGAATATTCTCCGATAAGGAGATGGAAAAACAGGAAAAGGACATGGTAGAACTTCACAAGAGATGTGTAAAGAATTACCTTGTTCAAAGATCTCTCAAACACGGAAAGATTAAAAAATTCTTTATCGTATATGATTATTATCTAGGCACTGAGAATATAAGAAATTACTTTTTCAGGCCTATAGATATGTTCGTAAGATTCTTATTGTTGGGTAAACTTGAAGAAATAGAAGATTATGTCAAAGCTGATTCTAGAAAGAAGAAAAGAAAACATAAGAGAAATAAAAGTATGGTATCTTCAGAGTCAAAAACTATACGAAGAAAAAATGGTAGAGATAAATAAGACCAGCAAGGTTTTATTCTCTGGGCCAGTATCTTCTATGGTTGCTTGTTGGAGAAATGCTTTACTCTTGGTAAGAAGATCTTATAGGATATCGAAAGAATCTAGAATTTCTTTAAGAAACCTTCAACATAATACTAGGGATATTAATGCAATAAATGACTTAGAATTAGGTCAAGGTGTTAAATTTATAATCATTGAATTATGTTTCGAGAAATAGTAAAAGATGTATATATCGGTAAATCACAACTGGGGATCTGGGTAAATGGGAAAAGGGTCCCCAAAGAAACTCTGGTAAAGGATATTGCCTTGCCAACCCTACTGGGAAATAAATTGCCAGATTATGGTACCATAGGAAATTTTACCCAGTGGGAATTCGAAGTTAACCCAGGAGGCAATCACAAATTATTTATCACAGGTATACCCAAGAAAACTTATGACTTGGATTTATACCGATTAAAAGGGAGATTATGGTCATCCTATTACGAGGATGATAAAAGGGGATACTTATTTCAGGTATTACCCTATGATGTTAAACACCTAGAAACAGAGATATAATATAATGGAAACAAAAGATTACGTAAAGATATTTAGACTAGATCAAGAGAACTTCCAATTTAATAGAGGGGAGTTTATGAATAAAATGGGAGAAGATTTACTAGAAGTATGCCAAAGGCAACAAAAGATAAACCCAGCAACTGGTCACATATATTATTCAGATTTTAAAAAGGTAGTAAAACACTTCGAGGATAAATTTAATGAAATCAGTCGGCAAAGTATAAGACCTCTATCCCAGAATTTATGGAAGGCATTCTTTGCAACTCAGGTAGTGCCCCTAAGAAAACTTTGGTACCCAGAAACACAAAAAAGGATAGAGGAAATGAAAAATAACTCTAGTGAACAAGACAAAAAATCCTCGAGAGGTAAAAAAGGCAATTATGGCAAAGGAAATCGTTGACCTTCATGGCAATATTTTTAAGGTAATTAAAGGTTGGGAATTTTATAACAAGGTTCCCAACCTTGAAGGAAATTATACCTGGATATTTACTAGGGATAGGATTACCGATACTCAATTCATTTTGGCTTTAAATGAAGAACTCAATATAGCAGTTGGTTATTGGTATTCTAATATTTATCAACTATACGTAGCTTATCCTCTTAAAAGGATTAGATACGATGAATCTAAGGATATAAGAAAAGAATATTTGTATAATGGCAAAAGACAACATAAAAAGATTTCCTAGACCTATGGGAACTACTGCAATGGCAGCAGAATACCAAAAGAGTCAGAATCTTGAAGATTTACAAAAGGTATACAACTACATTATCAATCACTGGTTGATGGGTAATGGTATGCTATGTGGGATTATGTATGATATTAATACCTTCTCAACAAAGACAGGTATAGATATCAATTACATACGAGTATTTATGAGAGATAGATTATTGCAATCTAAGCTCTGGGATAAAGAAAGACAGGAAGAAATGCTACAGGCTTTATTGGGAGAACAAGTAGCATGGGCTTTAGAAGATAGAATGGAGATATCCCATCAGGTAAACATCCTAAGGGAATCTCAGGGAGGGCATTACACTCCATTCATATCGGCTGAATTGAATAAAGCTCTTAAGATGAAACTGGATTCTTCTACTTCATTACAGTCTATCATACGTACATTTATGGGTGGAGGAACTACCAATATCTTTAATCAATTTGGAGATACCCAGAATAATCAATTAAATCAGAACCAAGGCATATCAATAGATGAAGCTAGAAAGATTATCCTAGAATCTCAAAAGATAATGGACAAGCCACAGGAAGCCAAATTATTGGCAGATCACTATGATTTATCTTCTTTACCCGAGGTAGTTGCTACTAAGCAAGAGGGAATTGATACTACCAAAGAGGGCCTTACTTTGAATACTGCAGAGATGAGGCAAATTACTGATGATTATAAGGGAGCTATGGAACTCTCTTCAAGAGAACACCATGAATTAAGAAGAGAGATAGAGGCTAACATAGATCCCGAGGATCCAGACCCAGAAATGGATATCTATTTAGATGAGGAGCAATATGAAGAAAAAGAGCCTACCTCAATAGCTGAACAATTCCTCAACAGGTAATCGAGGTTTATTGCATAATTAATTTATTATTCTTAAATTTGCATCAAAATAAATAATAAGATTATGGATAAAACCACATTAAAACAGCTTAAACCAGGTACACTATTCAGATTAAAAGATTCTGAATCCAGTCCAGTATGGGTAAGAGATCATTATGATAGGTCTTCTAAAACTTATGCTTGCCATAAATACGAAGACTACAATCATGAAGCTTTCTTCAAAGGAACCAGAACAGTATTCATTAATTTTACATATTAGACATTATGAACATCAAAAACCTATTCAACAGATTTCGTAAACGGGAACCAGAGTTAAGTTATTCCCTGAATCTAATCTACCTAGAAGATACTAAGGTAGTATTCAATCAGAATATACAATGTGCTAAAGACCTAGAGAATTACCTATCGGCTTATATGAGACTATTTGGCATGTATTCAGATAAGCCTTATGTACTAATCTATCAGGAATACAAAAGCAGATACTGGGTATATGACAAAGAACCTTACCTATTATACTACAAGGTACCCCTTATAGTTAACCTTAGTAGAAAGCTATCAGGTAAATCAGACATGGTAATAACCAAAGAAAAATACCAAGCTGCTAAGGCTTTAGTTCCAGCCCATGAAGTATCTGATAGATTCAAGATACCCGAATATATTACTGGAGTCTTTACAGATATCTGGTATAAATGCCAAGGATATATGGATACGGACCATGTTGGTTTAGAGGAGATACTGGAATTGATGCAGCACAATTGGTTAAAGGAATTTGAATTGCTGGTATTCAAGAGGAATTACGATACAGATATGTTATTCCTTAATTATTCTCTTACCTATATCTTGGACCAGACAGAAGAAGAGGGCCGAAGAATATGTATTCAAAACATTATCGAACGTAACATAAATCAAGAAAATCAAGATGAAAACGAAACAATTTAACGTAAGCCAGTCTAGAATATATCCAGATATCAGGGATAAATATCTGGATTATATGGGAGAACAATATAATATGTTCATTTCGGATGATACTCTAAAGAATGATCTTAGAGAAATCCTTCGAAAGGGTACTAATAAAACTATCCATTTCAATATCCTAGAAAAGAACTCAGATCTCTTGGTATTTGAAACCTCTGAATACAGTAAGCTATTAGAGTTCACTAACCATTATCTCTGGATATTCAGGCTAGTAAACGATAAATGGAATTTAATCCGATACAGAGTATAAATTCGAAAGGCAGACTAACTATCTGCCTTTCTTAGCGTTTACACATATCCTCAGCTTAGTATTCCAGAATTTGCATATATAATTTAAAGTGCTTATATTTGCATAAGAAAAATAATTAATAACATTTTAAAATTTTAGACTTATGAAAAATAATGAAACCTTCCAAACCACACAACATCTAGACAAGTTAGTTACTAACCTAGGTCTTCAAATCCAAGAATTATTTTCCTTAGACTTAGAGGAAATCCTAGATTACAGCAACAATCTAATGAATCTATTAGTTAATGCCTACGTTGAAAACCAATGCTTAGCATTATCTGCAATGATATCTAAACAGGACGGATTTGCAATATACTCTTTCTTATTTCAAACTCCCGATACTTCTAATGGTGCTGCAGATGCTCTGGTAAACTTTGCCATGAACTTTACCGATGGAGAAGCTAATATCAAATCTATCAACAGAATATCTTCAAACATAATGCAAATCACATTTACAGTATGACACCCATAAGAAGACTTTTAAATATCGTACAATTTGATCTAGCCGAGAAACTAAACTTGGCTAGATTAAGATGGTACCATCTTAATCATCAGGACCAATACCTTCAATCAGTAATCTACGGTAATCCTGATAATTGTACCTTGTTCAGACTAAGGGAAGTACTTACTAATTTGCTTAGAGCTAACTTCTTAAGTTACTACATATTAGCAGATACTCCTGAATCTCTATCTATTTCAATACAAGGTAATGCTATCATTACATTTGTGATAACTAAAGACAATTACATAACTTTTACAATAACGAAATTATGAGCACAACTCCATACCCAGGTCCAGATGAAGTAATTATACCATCTCGTATATATTTCGATGAAGGTAAGAGAATAGATGTTAAAGTATGGCCTAAGACCATTCAATTAACAGGTCCCACTAAGGATTTAAACAAGGTATTCAAAACCCTTGAAGAATATGATGATTGGTGGCATCAGTTTAAGAAAAAGAATCCAGATGCCTTCCGTAAAGATGCGAAATATGTAAAATCCATTAATGGCCTTTTCCTTATTCAGAAAAGGCTCTATCAGATACCCAATAGAAGCCTCAGCTAAGTAATCAGGGATATTGCATATTTAAAAATAAAGTATTATATTTGCATCAGAGAAAAGAAATATATTATTCATTTAAAATTTAGGCAGTCATGAACTTGAACAACATTACAACAGCACTCAAAACCGGTATCACAATTTACCAATATGAACAATGGCAAAATACTGGTTCAGTCAACCTAATGCAAAAGGAATCCCACATGCTTTCCAAGGTTTGGCTTAAGACAAATATCCATAACCCGGATTCTTTGGATAAACCCTTTATCCAACTCTCTGCTACTTTTACTTCAGAATTCGATATTCAAGAATACAACGAATGGTTAAGGGCTAACCAGTACAAATTATATCCATTGCTACTAGATATTCTCAAGATATCACTAAAGGATGCTTACTATAATTATTCCAATACTTCTAACATTCATTACGAAGGAGGGAAATTCCCAAGTATGCTTACCATTCAATTATTTAACTTAGAATTCTAATGTCATGAAACTAACAATAACAACCCTAGTAATCATAGAAGGCTCTTATATCCAAGGAATTTTCCATTCCTTGGAAGAGCATCCAGGTAAAGCTTACCAAGAACTGGTAGACCAAGTGGAAAACGAATATGGTTATGATGCCGATAAAGATCATGTACCATTACATTTCAAAACTATCCAAGATATAAAGGATTACTTTGAACTTGTACACATAGAGACTCAAGAACTTACATCAACTGGATTTAAAACAGCAATCTTTAAAAACGAATAACATGAAACCAATCATAACAGTAAATGAATATCCTATCGGATGGGAATGGCTAGACAAAGTACCTCTAGAAGACTTTACTTGGCTAATCGAAATATTTAGTACCATAACAGATAACACTGATACTTATGACTTTGCTACCTTCGATAAGGAAATAACTAATGGAGAACCTCCTTATCCGGTAATCGAAATCAATAGGAAAGGCTTAGCCTACTTCATGAATGAGGACCAAGGCTATCAAACAGGTATATCAATGTACGGTCACTACATAGCATGCAAATGCCTTGACATATCCTCAGAAGAGGAAT